TTGGGATAACACTGATAAGCTTGCTGAACGCCTACAAGAAATGTTTACGACTAAAGAGTTAAGTGGAATGTCTGAACGAGAAATGATTAAGCAAATTGAAGATGAGTTTAATACAAGTCGCTTCAATGCTAGTCGGTTAATTAGAACTGAAGCTAATTATTTTTCCTCTAAGATAAAGCTTGATAACTGGAGGAAACGAGGAGTTAAGCAATATCAGTTAATTGCTGTTCTTGATAGTCGAACCAGTAAAATATGTCGAGCAATTAATAATAAAGTGTTTAACGTATCTGATGCGGTTATCGGTAAGAATATGCCACCTTTGCATCCGTTTTGTCGGACTGTGCCTGTAATTTATCTAGGTAATGAAAAGTCTTGACCTAAGCACGTCATGAAACTACTTCAATAATTGAATACGTGTGTGGGCTTGTCGACACACATTCAGAAAGTCACTGTGTAGAAATATGGAGTGGCTTTTTTCGTGCAGTCATAAATTCAAGTGTGCATGGGTAGAAAGGATTATATCTATGGAAAAAGTAAAGTTTTACAGTAATTTGTTAAAGCTGAACTTACAGCGGTTTGCAGATGAAGGACAAGACGGGGAAGGAGGTACCGAAACAGAAAACGAAGCAACAGATACTAATGATGATTCTGATGCGCAAGCTAAGCCTTTCATGACGTTTCAAACCCAATCAGAGTTAGATTCTTATTTTGATAAGAAGTTAAACAAGGCATTAGGCACTGCTAAGGCTAACTGGGAAAAGGAACAAAGCGATAAGGCAAAGAAAGCTAAGGATCGCAAGAATATGACCGAAGAAGAACGTCGCGAAGATGACTTCAAGCAACGGGAAGAGGCTTTATCAGCCCGTGAAGCTGATGTTACCAAGCGTGAGAACCGGAGTAAGCTTGCCTCTCGATTGGTTGATGATGGGTTACCAACCGGTTTGGTTGATGTTTTTGCTGATGTTCTAGCTAACGAAGACAATATGAACGAAACATATGAACGGGTAAGCGAAGTATTTCGTAGCGCCGTTCATGATGCCGTTGAAACTCGTTTAGCACAAGGCTCACGAACGCCTAAGAGTACAGATGATAATTTGACTCATAAATCGGCTGGTGAGCTTTATGCTGAAGAGGCTAATAGTGCTAATAAATCTGAAAGCGATTTTTGGAAATAAGAAAGGAGAATGACAATTAATGTACACACGATTTCAAGATGGTAAGCAATTAAACTTCCTTGCTTCTGAGAAGTTCACTGCTTTTCCTGAAACAATTAACAAGGACAATTACAACGTCCAGACTGATGACTTAGGACGCAAGTATGTACCTGCTGGGACAGTATACCCAACGAATGATGCAAAGGCGGTTGGTATTACTATCAATGACGTATATGTATCAGAAGACGGTTCTAATCAAATGGTTGCTGTTATGCGTGAAGGTTGGGTATTGAGTCAACGATTAACTCCAACTCCATCAGCAGATGCAATTAAAGCAATGACAGCAATTCATTTTAAGGATTTAGACACGACTGCTGATGCTACCCCAACAGATCCAAAAGCGTAGTGAGGAGGAGATAATAGATGAATAAGCAAACACTTAAGCTAGATTTACAACGTTTTGCCACACCAATTCTTGATATGTTCGATCAGAATACGGTGCTTGATTATACTCGTAATCGTCAATATCCGGATATGTTAGGTGATACTTTATTCCCAGCAACTAAGGTTCCAACACTCGAAGTTGATATCTTAAAAGCTGGTAGTCGTGTCCCAACAATTGCTAGCTATTCAGCCTTTGATGCCGAAGCCGAAATCGGTAGTCGTGAAGCAAGTAAGATGACTGCTGAATTAGCATACGTAAAGCGCAAGATGCAAATTACCGAAGAAATGCTAATTAAGTTACGTTATCCACGCAATAATGCCGAAGCTAACTACTTAAAGCAATATGTATTCAATGATATTGATGCAATGGTTCAAGCGGTTAAGGCACGTGGTGAAAAGATGACAATGGAAATGTTTGCCACTGGTAAGATTACTGACAAGGACAACGGTATTTCCATTGATTATCAAGTTCCAAAAGAGCACCAAACTACATTATCAAGTAATGCTACTTGGGATAGTGGCAGTGCCTCAATCATTGAAAACTTACAAGATTGGTCTGATAAGCTCGACATTACCCCAACGCGTGCATTGACCTCTAAGAAGGTATTACGGACATTAATGCGTAGTACTGAAATTAAGGAAGCGATCTTTGGTAAAGATACCGGTCGGGTTGTTGGTCAAGCTGATTTAGATCAGTTCATGGTTGCACAGGGACTTCCGGTTATTCGTGCATATGCTGGTAAGTATCGTGAGGAAGACGCTAAGGGTAAAGTTAAAACACAAACATACTTCCCAGAAGATCGGATCGTTCTCTTTAATGATGAAGTGCCAGGTGAAAAGATCTATGGCCCAACTCCAGAAGAAAACCGTTTGATCTCAACTAATGCGCAAGTATCAGAAGTTGGTAATACTATGGCTAAGATTTATGAATCCGGGGAAGACCCAATCGGAACTTGGGTATTAGCAGCGGCAACCATGCTTCCATCATTTGCTAGTGCTGATAATGTATTCCAAGCTAAAGTACTTTAATTAATTGGAGGTGCTGAATGTGGATCAAGTGGCCGAAATGGTTCCATCCGTAAGTGCTCGTTTAAAAGTTACGGATGATGAATTGATTAAGGAGCTATTAGAAGAAGCAAATGCTCAGGTGCTAGATTATACGGGTCAAAAAGAATTAGTTGGTAACATGAGTGTGTATGTTAAAAAGTTGGCAGTCATTAACTACAATCGCTTAGGCCTTGAAGGTGAAACTCAACGATCAGAAGGTGGCGTTACTAATTATCTCGAGACTGGTGTTCCAAAAGATATTCGACAAGGATTAAACCGCTATCGAATTGCTAAGGTGACGAAGCTATGAGATTAAAAGAAAGTGATCTCACAACCGTTTATCTTAAAGCACCAATGAATACTCAAGATGATGAAGGCTATAGCATTTCTGGCTGGGGCGATCCACAACCAATTAGGATGAATGTTCAATCAGCTGGTGGTGCGGTCAATGCTCAGATCTATGGAAAAGATATTAAATATATCAAAACATGTAAGTATCAAGGAGATTTACTTTCAGAAGGGCACGGCGAAGGCTTTGGCATTTGCCTGAAAGTTCCGAGTTCTAGTGATCCTGATTATAAGATTACGGCTATTCAAGAGTTTTCTACTCATAAAAACGTTACTTTGGAACGTATCAAGAGGGATGAACAAAATGATTGAATGTGAGATTGTGGGGCTCAATGAGTTAAAAACTAAGCTACGAAAACTTCCTCAAGTTGTAGCGGATGCAACTGTTAACGGCCAAGAGACAGCAATTGAACAAGCTGAAGCCTATGCGGTCCAAGAGTTGCAATCTAGTATCAAATATTCTACTGGTGAACTTGCCCGTAGCTTTAAGCATGAAGTAAAAGTCGATGGGGATGAAATAGTTGGTCGTTGGTGGAATTCGTCAATGATTGCTATTTTCCGTGAGTTTGGTACTGGTAAGGTTGGTGAACAATCTAGCAAGCAGCTTCCACCTAATGTGGCAATTGTTTATCGCCAAACTCCCTGGTACATTCCAGCTGAGGAAGTTGATATTGACCTTACTAAGATTTATGGAATTCCAAAGGTTAAAATTAAAGGGAAGTACTTTTATCGAACTAGTGGACAACCAGCAAGGCAATTTATGACGCCTGCTGCTAATCGGATTGCTAAAGAAGCTCCAGGCATTATTAAGAATGTAGTTGATCAGGAATTACGTGATAAGTTGGGTGATTAATATGGAACCTTATAATGTCAAAGCTTTAGTTTATAAAACCCTTAACTCTATGTCAGAGTTAAAAATAGTTTCACCATCTTACCCTAATAAATTCACGGTATTTCCAATTGCTATCTATTCAACAACTCAGTCTTCTTATATACGTAATGCCTATCAAGAAGAGACTGATACAGAATGGAAGATAACAATTGATTTGTATAATGATAAAGGTTCTTTAACGCAAATAAAAAATAAGCTCATTGCTAAGTTTTCGGCAATGGGCTTTTCTAATAACATTGGTGATCAAGATTTAAATGGAATAACACGTGTTGTACTCGTCTTTACAGGAATTGTAGATAACACAAGTAAGCGTGTATACCAGAAAGGATGAAATTATGAAGAATGTAAAATTATATAGTGATGCATTAAAGTTAGACCTACAACGTTTTGCTATCGATAGTTCAGAAGGTCTGGTTGGTACTGGTACCAAGCTTGAACGTTCAGAAGATGGTTCTACATGGGAAGAAATTGCGGATATTAAGACCATCCCAGAATTAGGTGGGGATACTGAAAAGGTTGATGTTACTACTTTGGCTGATGACCGGCGGAAGCAAGTTGAAGGGATTCAAAACGCTTCTAACGTTCAGTTCCAAGCTGTGTACAAGGGTGCTAGTTTTGCCAAAGCTTTGCAACAAGCTGGTGATCGTAAACAATACCAATGGAAGGTTACTTATCCAGATGGAATGACTGCTACAATGCGTGGTTCATACAACATCAAGTTTGCAGCGGTTGCAGTTAACGGGGCATTAGGTTACACAATTACTATTACTGTATCTGATGGTCCACACTTCACTGCTGCACCAGGTAGTGATACACCAAAAGGCTAGTTTATTAATAAACGTGGGTTCGATTCCCACGTTTATCTTTAGTGACAAATAAAAATTAAAGGAGAATTTATTCATATGACAACTACTGTTAAGAAAGCAACAAAGACAATGCAATTAGGTGATTTGGAACTTGACTTAAAGCTTGGCGGTCGTGAGGTATTTAAGATTGAACGGCGACTTGGTAAGTCTATGTTGTCCTTATTTATGGACTCTCAAGGTGGAAATAAGCTACCTCCAGTTAATGAAATTCTGATCGTATTACAAGGCGCTAATCAAAATCATGGCGTAACTGATAAACGAGTATTGAACGCCTTTGAAAAGTACTTAGATGATGGTAATACCACGATGGATCTCTTTAATGCATTGATGGAACTATTTGAAGCATCCGGTTTTTTCGGCAAAAAGAAGAAGTCATCGAAGACCAATTCGGAATCGGACGAAGTGACATTAGATCCAGTGGAAGCGACCCAAGATCAGTTGCTGTAAACGAAAAAAATTACGATACAGTATCAGATTTATTCAAAGATCTTTACCCAATCGCTGTTGAATCAGGGATAGACGCTGATCATTTCTGGGATTTAGACTTTGCGGAAATCATGACGCAAATTGTCGCTAACAGGAAGCGAGAATTAAATGATTTACGTGCCAAAGCATATATGGATCACCGTTTAAGTGAATTGGTATCATTTGCGGTTAATGATCCTGCTAAGATGCCTAAGCTAGAAGAAGCTTATCCGTTTGTTAAGGATGATATGAACCAGATAGAACAACCAGCTGAAAAAGAGCCCGATTGGAAGAGAGATCAAGCTATTCTTATGCAACAAGCTCAACGGATTAGACAATTCAATAAAGACAAAGGAGGAGGTGAATAGTAATGGACTTGGAAGAACTTGAGTTAAGATTTAGAGCTAATTATGGGGATGTGCTCCAGAAAATGGATGAGTTGACTAGTCTCATCGGTCAAAAAACTAACGATATGCAAGTCAAAATCCAAAGCAACTTGGACCGTATTCAACAGAACATGAACGACAATGCTTCTAAAGCAAATGAGAAAGCCAAAGAAGAAGTTCGTCAACGTGAAGAAGCTGAAAATTCTAAGCAAAAATCTATTGAGCGTACAGCTAGCGTTCAAGATGATGCAACTAATAGGATCATCGAAGGAAACAAGGCTCAAGCCGAAAGTTCCAAAGAAGCTGTTAATCAGTCAGAAAAAAGCCTGGATAGTTTGACCGCTCGTCTACAAGAAGCATCTAACATGCAACAACGAATTGCTCAACAAACTAAGGTAGCTCGTGAAACTGTAGGTGATATTCCTGTTAAACAAGCTCAACAAGAAGTACGTCCTAAAGAAAAGCCTAGACCAAGAATAAAAAACTCAAGCTTCGATGACTACCAAGAAAAAAGAATTCAGAGCTATATGCCTAAAAGGCCGGTTGATTTAGGAATTGATGATGAAATTCAAGCGGAAGCTTCCCGAGCTAAGAAGGAAATTGATGGTCTTGTATCCCACATCAACGAAAAAATGCAACAGGCGCAATCGATGCAACGTAGAATAGCAACATTGATGGCTAGCAGAGATAACCTTGATATGAGCAAACAAGGCAGCCAGGTTAGAGCAATGCGACTTGATGACCAGATTGCTAATGCACAAGTCAAGATGGAACGTTATCAGAACCAAGCCAAGGCCCTTGCGCAAGAAATGTCGCAAGAGCTTAATACTATTCCAAATTCACTCAAACGTATTGAACGTGAGATGGATCAAACAGAGGGCAAGATTGAACGAATTAGGCGTACTATTGCGGAAACCAAAGCACAAGATGCTGTTCTTGGTAGATCATCTGGCGATAATAAAGAACTTAAAGAAGCCGAAGCAGAGTATAAACGTCTTGTAAATCGAAGTAATGAATTAGCTAAGGCTTATAGTTACGTTAGTTCTCGTGGAGATGAATTACGAAACGCTTCTTCAAGAGTGAACACTACACTAGCTCAAGAAGGTAACACCGCATCAAATACAAGTTCACGGCTTAGTCGGTTACGAAATACAATTTCGAACGTCACCTCGGCATTTAGACGCATGGGCGATAGTGGCAGTTCTTCAATGAGAAGAGCTGGTATAAGCGCTTCTTTACTAAGTGAACGATTAAAGGGTGTCAAGATGGCAATGAGCATGTTAGCTAGCCAGTTAATTGTGTTTACGCTACTGTATCAAGGGATTATGATGCTTGCTCAGGGAATGGGGTCAGCATTGATGACTAACCGACAATTTGCAAGTAGCTTTAATGCAATTAAGGTTAATTTGCTGACTGCTTTTTATCCAATTTATAGCTTTGTTTTGCCAGCTATTAACTCGTTGATGAATGCTCTTAAAAAAGCAACTGGTTGGCTTGCTCAGTTTACTTCTGCTTTAACTGGAATGAGCCTGTCTGGTGCTAGAAGTGGTGCTCAGGGCTTATATAGTCAAGTACGGGCGATGAACGATACTTCTAAGGCGGCAAGCAAAGCCAACGATGCAGTTAAGAAACAACAGCAAGAACAAGCTAAGGCTGTGC